TAAACGAGAGCCTTGCTAAGAGATTCGGAAAGAGGATAAATCTTGAATCATTTACATTAGAGCAGTTAGAAGATGCTCGGAATAAACTAAGAACTACACTTAGTCAATACGAGACAAATGAAAGTTTTGATTCAGTGCATGACGCAAAATATCAAAAGAACAAACTCTTCCTAGACGTTCTTAATCAAGCAGTCATTGAAGCTGAAGTAGTAGCAGAAAAGAAAAAGCCAGACGCTGACGGCGATGGTGTTCCAGATTGGGCAGACAAGAAGCCAGGTGAAGATGACCATGCTAAAAAAGATAGCAAAGGCGACAAAAAAGGTTCAAAAGGTCTAAGTGCAAAACAAAAGAAATTACCAGCAGGATTACAGGCTGCTATTGCTAAGAAAACTGAAAGCAAGCACATTGATGAAGGAAAAGCTATCATTGATAATTATTTTACATCACTACTAGAAGGCGAAGAAGACAAAGCAGAAATTGTTATGGCTTCTAAGGACATGGTTGATAGAGTCACAGGTTGGATGGAAGACACAGCAGAAATGCAAGCTGAATCAATGTTAGAACTAGGCGATGCAATACGTGATGAAATGGGTCAAGCACAGTCAGAAACATTTATAGGTACAGTAAAACCAGGACTCGAAAGTTTATACACAGCACTAGAAGCAACAAGAGCTGCATTAACAGCTGGTGTTGCACAAATGACAGGCGAAGGTGGAGAAATACCAATGGGTGGCGAAGAAGCGCCGATGGATGCAGAACCAGCAGCAGATGCTGAGATGGAGCCAACAGTAGATGCTGAAGCCGCTGAAGACGACTTTGCAGCTGCAGAACCTGCCGCAGGCGGTGAAGCAGAAGCTGGACGTGAAAAACGTGAAAGCAAAATAGCTAAAAAGAAAATGATAGAAACTAGTCGGAGACTAGGTACAATTCTTTCAACAAAGAAGTAAGGATTAGACATGAGAGTGTCTGACATTATACTCGAGGCAGAGCCTAATCAATCAGCAAGTAAACTTGTACAGATTCTAAGAACTGTTATTAATAGTGCTGATCAAGCAGGACAATCAGTATACTTACACTTCGAAAAACCATCCAAAGAAGCCATTAGAAAAGGATCTAAAAACTTAGACCTTAACAAACTTATGCAAAATGTAGGCGGCGAGCAGTTTGATTACAGTACGTTCAAAGCTGCATATGATACTGATGCAAGAGTTAAAACAATGGTGACTAATTTTAATGAAAAAGGTATCGAACCTAAGACTGCACAAGCAGTTTCAAAAGGTGATACACCTCAGCAAGATGCAGAAGGTGACAAAGTATCCCAAATGGCAAAAAACGCAACTGACGTAGGCGCCAGCATTTAATACTTGACATAGTACAACAAAGGTGCTATAATATATAGACACTAGGAGAAACCGTATGGCTGAACGCAGCAATGAAGAAATTATTACACAAATTAAAGATATTATAGAAACAAATGTAAAACCAGCGGTGGCAAGCCACGGCGGAGTTATTGATTTTGTAAGTTATGATGACGGTCATCTAAGTTTAATACTCGGAGGTGCATGTAGTGGTTGTGCAAGCAGTACTATTACACTAAAGATGGGTGTTGAGAATATGGTAAAACACTTTGTTCCTGAAGTGAAAACAATTACTGCTGAAGATGATCCCAACTCTACAGTTGATCCATATTATATGTCCGATCCGTTTATGGATCGTTGGGACGAATATGAATATGAGGATACTGATGAGTCTAATTAAAAACAAATACAATTACCAACCTATACATAGAAAACAAATAGAGGGTAAGCGGAAATATCTGACCCCCGATGGAAATGCTGTAGCCTCTGTCACAACTATTCTAGACGCTACTAAAGATAAGACACACCTTATCGCTTGGCGCAAGAGGGTAGGTGAAACTAAAGCACAAGAGATTGTAACAGAAGCCGCGGGTGTTGGTACCCGGATGCACAAATACCTTGAAGACTATGTAGAGTTCGGTGAATGGCCAAGCCCAGGGTCGAACCCATTCGCAATAAAAGCACATCGTATGGCAGAGGTCATACGAGATAATGCAATGGTTGATGTAGATGAGATATGGGGTAGCGAAGTACAGCTATACGTTCCGCAATTATATGCAGGAACTACTGACCTAGTTGGACAGTATAAAGGTAACCCCTGCATTATGGACTTTAAGCAAACTAACAAACCAAAGAAGCCCGAATGGGTAATAGATTATTACCTGCAGATGGTAGCTTATGCTGAAGCACACAATGCAGTATACGGGACTGAAATACGTGAAGGACATGTTTTTATGTGTAGTCGCGGAGATGACGGAATGATACTAGGCGGTGAAACCTATCAACAGTTTGATCTTTGGCCACACGAATATGATGAATGGAAACACGAATGGTATGAACGAGTATACAAATATTATGAAACACTAGCATAAATACATTAAACAAGTAGGAGAAACTAGTGGCAGTCGTACAGATATCGCGTATACAAGTCCGAAGAGGACAAAAGAATGCAGGTGCAGGTTTACCGCAACTTTCAAGTGGTGAGCTAGGTTGGGCAATTGACAGTCGTGAATTATTCATAGGAAACGGCAGTGTTGCAGAAGGTTCGCCGGCAGTAGGTAATACAAAGATTCTTACTCAGTATGATGATATTTTTAGTTTAGCTGATACCTATACATATCGCGTAGGAGACGGTTACCTACAAACAGGATCATCAAGTGCAAGTCCTATACAAAGAACATTGCAAGCAAGATTAGATGACATAGTGAGCATAAAATCATTTGGCCTTACTGGTATAGCCAGTGACGATGCAACAGCAGGATTACAACGAGCAGTTGATCAATTATTTTTAAACAGTGCAACAAAAGCAAATGAATCAAGCAAGGTTGTTTTATATCTAGAACCAGGTATCTATTCAATAACTAGCACAATACATATTCCACCACAGGCGAATATTATAGGTGCTGGACCTCGCAAAACTATTATACGTAACTCTGGTGCTGGCGCTATATTTGATACTGTTACAAGTTCTAGTACGCCAGGTGCACCAAATTATGCACCTACAAGTGTAACACAGTCTAAAAATTTACGCATTGAAAACCTTACGCTAGATACTACAGCATCAAACACAGGTATAGATCTACAAAGTTGTGAAGATAGTTACTTTTATAATATAGATGTTACCGGAGCTTGGACGCAGTCTAGCAGTTTAGTAGATGCTAATATTGGTATTAAAATGTCAAGTTACAGTGGCAGCGTAGAAACAAAAAATAACACATTCCAAAATGTTAGAGTTACAGGTTTTAGTTATGCTGTTGAATCTGTGTGGGATATCCATAATAACATATTTGATAAGTGTACTTTTGATACACTTGGATACGGAATTACATTTGGTAAAGGCATGGCACTAGGAGGATCGGGTAAACTTACTGGTCCTTCAAAAAATAGTGTATCAAATAGTACTTTTAATAAAGTAAACAAGCAAGCCATCTATATCGAGCAAGGCGAATACAATCATAGCCAATCGAACAAGTTCACAGATTGTGGCAACGAAGCAGGTACAGAAGGACAGCCTCAAACTAGTGTTATAAAATTTAATAAAAACACCAACAACAGTGACAGTGATTATTTCAGTAGAACAGAATCACTATCTTATGACCAAGCAAATATTAATAATGTTGCATATATACCTGAAGTAGAAGGCAACAGTATATATACACAAGGTTATCACAGCGTTGTTAATATAGGTCAAGGTACAAATGTTAAGACTTTTAGACTTCCAGGAAGTGAAAATCAGTCATATGACATTGATTACCTGATTACTGCTACCAACTTTGAAGCAGTACGTAGTGGAACACTAACCATTACACAAGAAAACTTTGGAACTGCTGCTGTTACAGTCACTGACGATTATAACTATTCAGGAAATGCTTTATACGAAGAAGATATTATTTTTAATGCAACGTTAATTGATGAAAATTCGGACTTGACAAAAGAAACAATTTCTGTTAATATAACAAGTACAAACTTAATAGCAGAGATGAAATTCACAATCAGGTGTAAACAAAGTAACATAATCTAAATGTTCTATAAACATAAGTATGAAGACAGATTAGCCTCCTGGAGCGATTTTCGTGAGACATTAGAAACTTGCAAAGATCCAATACAAGAGGCGATTAATTACTACGATAACGCTCCTCAGGTGAGTATAAATACTGACCCGTGGGATCAAAGTACTTGGCCCACACCCTGGCAATTAGTTGCAGAAAATCAATATTGTAACTTTTGTAAATTGTTAGGATTGTGCTATTCTTTACAGTTAACTAATCGTTTTACTGGTAAGGAGTTTGAGATATATATTGGTACAGACATTGAAAAATCTAATACAATGTATGTGCTAAAGATAGAGAGTGATGTTGTTACTGTGGATCAAAACAGTAGTAATATTAAAAATGAAATAAAACAGTTAGGCAACGTAGCTATCGAAAAACGCTATAGCTTGCCAAAGCTAAACTAAATATTAAATTAACAAAGAGGTAAAAATGTCAAACGGAATCAACATCAACATTGTCAAACGCACAGGTCAAAAAGAAGAACTGAATATAGATAAAATTCATAAAGTTGTAGAATTTGCGTGTGAAGGACTAGCTGGTGTTAGTAGTAGTCAAATTGAAATGAATGCAAATATTCAATTTTATGACGAGATGAGTACAGATGAAATACAAGAAATATTAATCAAAAGTGCTAACGATCTTATAAATTTAGATGCACCTAACTATCAATATGCGGCGGCAAGGCTATTATCATATGCAGTATATAAACAAGTATTTGGCGGCTATGATAAAATTATTACATTAAAAGAAATGATTGAGCTGAACATTGAAAGAGGTATCTATGATAGAGCAATTTTAGATTCTTATGACGACGACGAACTTGCTAGATTAGATTCATATATGCATCACAAACGCGACGAAAATTTTACCTATGCAGGTTTACGACAGGTAGTAGACAAATATCTTGTACAGGATAGAAGTACTGGAAGCCTTTTTGAAACACCGCAGTATATGTATATGATGATAGCAGCAACTCTGTTTGCTAACTATCCTAAAGAGGACAGGTTATATTATGTAAGGAGATACTACGATGCGACCTCACTATTTAAAATCAATATCCCAACGCCGGTCATGGCCGGAGTGCGTACTCCAGTTAGGCAGTTTGCCTCTTGTGTGCTTGTTGACAGTAACGACACGCTCGATTCAATCTTTGCGTCGGACATGTCCATCGGTAGATACACAGCTCAAAGAGCTGGTATCGGTATTAACGCAGGACGTATCCGAGGAGTCAATGCAAAAATCCGAGGAGGAGAAGTTGCACACACAGGAATAATCCCGTTCCTAAAAAAGTTTGAAAGCACAGTACGTTGTTGTACACAGAATGGAGTACGTGGCGGTAGTGCTACTACACACTTCCCGTTTTGGCATCAAGAGATTGAAGACATCCTTGTGCTAAAGAACAACAAAGGCACAGAGGACAACAGAGTACGCAAACTAGACTATTCAATTCAGCTTAACAAAACAATGTATGAACGATTGTTATCTGGAGGCGACATAACTCTTTTCTCGCCACATGATGTACCCGGATTGTATGAAGCATACTTTGGCGATGCAGACAAGTTTAAAGAGATGTATGAGAAATACGAACGTGCAACAAGCATCAAGAAGAAAACGGTACCAGCAATGGAATTGTTTAGTGCATTAATTAAAGAACGTGCAGAAACAGGTCGTATTTACATTATGAATGTTGATCATTGTAATACACACAGCTCATTCAAAGATACTGTATATATGAGTAACTTATGTCAAGAAATTACACTACCAACCAAACCTTTAGAACATATCGATGACGAAGAAGGCGAAATTGCATTGTGTATCTTAAGTGCAATTAATGTAGGTATTCTACGTAACTTAGATGATTTAGAGGAATTATGCGAACTAGCAGTAAGAGCATTAGAAGAAATTATTGACTATCAGAAATATCCAATTAAAGCGGCAGAGATTAGCACAAAAGCAAGACGTTCATTAGGTGTAGGTTATATCGGCCTAGCACATTACCTAGCAAAGCACAAAGTACATTATGATGACAAAGAAGCATGGAAACTTGTACACGACTTGTCAGAAGCATTTCAATACTATTTGTTAAAAGCATCAAACAAATTAGCACAAGAGCGTGGTGCTTGTGAATACTTTAATCGCACTAAATACTCAGAAGGCATATTACCTATTGACACATACAAAAGTGATGTTGACAGCATTGTAAAGAATAAACTAAATTATGATTGGAAGACTCTTAGAGCAGATATTCAGGAACACGGCCTTAGGCACTCGACTCTGTCCGCACAAATGCCATCGGAGAGTAGTTCCGTTGTGTCAAATGCAACCAACGGAATTGAGCCACCTAGAGGATACTTGTCCGTTAAAAAGTCCAAAAAAGGACCTCTTAAGCAGATTGTTCCTCAGTATCAAACTCTAAAAAATCACTATACTTTATTATGGGACATGCCAAGCAACGAAGGATATATTAATATAGTTGCAGTAATGCAAAAGTTCTTTGATCAAGCCATTAGTGGCAACTGGAGTTACAATCCAACACATTTTGAAAACAATGAAGTTCCAATGAGTGTAATGATGAACGACTTATTAACAACTTATAAGTTTGGTTGGAAAACTAGTTACTATCAAAACACATATGATTATAAAACAGACGACGAAGAACCAGCACATTCTTTAGGTTGGCATGATAATGTTGAAGAGACACAACCTGCTACCCTACAAATTGGTGACGAAGAAGAGTGCGAGGCATGCAATATATAGTTGACACAGGGTACTGATGGTGTTATACTATACAAATAGCTAAGGAAAGAGACACATGGCAAAGACAGTTTTTAACAAAGAAAAAGTAGACTTCACTAAACAAAATATGTTCTTCGGAGCAGATCAAAACACTCAGCGTTACGACACGTTTAAGTTTCCTGTGTTTGATAAACTTAACCAAACTATGCTTGGTTACTTTTGGCGACCTGAAGAAGTAAGTTTGCAGAAAGACAGAGCTGACTTTGCTAACTTTAGACCAGAACAAAAACATATCTTTACAGCTAACCTAAAGTATCAAACACTTCTTGACAGTGTCCAAGGACGTGGTCCATGCCTAGCATTTTTGCCGCATGTTTCACTTCCTGAACTAGAAGGTTGTATTGTTACTTGGGACTTCTTTGAAACAATCCATTCACGTAGTTATACACATATTATGAAGAATGTATATTCTGACCCTAGTGAAGTGTTTGACACAATCTTAGATGACGAAAAGATTATTGCACGAGCAATGAGTGTTACTAAACACTACGACGAATTCACAGAAGCAGCTGATGCCTTTAATCATCGTAAAGAAGGCAACATGCGTGACGTTAAGAAGAAATTATATCTTGCTATGCAAACTGTAAATATTTTAGAAGGCTTGCGTTTCTATGTAAGTTTTGCTTGTACGTTTGGCTTTGGAGAGTTGAAACTAATGGAAGGCTCTGCAAAGATTATTTCATTAATTGCTCGCGATGAAGCACAGCATTTGGCCCTAAGCACACATATTCTTAAACTTTGGGCACAAGGCAAAGACGATCCAGAAATGGCAGCTATTGCTAAAGAGTGTGAACAAGAAGTTTACGACCTGTGGCGTGAATGCGTTGCAGAAGAAAAAGATTGGGCAGAATACCTGTTCAAAGACGGAAGTATGATTGGTTTAAATACACAATTATTACATCGATATGTTGAATATATTGCAAACCGTAGATTAAAAGCACTAGGTATGCAAGCAATATTTGATCAACCACAAAACACTAACCCACTACCTTGGACACAGCACTGGCTATCTAGCTCAGGCTTGCAAGTTGCACCACAAGAGACAGAAGTAGAGTCATATATCATCGGCGGCATCAAGCAAGATGTGGACAAGGATTCACTGAAAGGATTTAGTTTATGATTACTATATGGGGTAAACCTGCATGTCCAAGTTGCATGAAGGCAAAAGCATTATGCGAATCAAGACAACTGAAATACGAATATAAAGAACTAGGCAAAGACTTTACTAGAGAAGAGGTATTTGAAACATTTCCGACAGCAAGAACTTTTCCACAAGTTATTATTGGTGGGAACAAAGTGGGCGGATACGAACAAATGTTAGATTATATTGAAAACACTAACTATACTGGAACAGGATATACAATATAATGTTAATTGAAACACCGTATAAAGTAGGAGATACTGTATCTCTAAAACTAAGTTCAGGCGAAGAAATTGTAGCTCGACTTGAATCAGAAGACGATAATCACTACACATTAAGAAAACCTATGGTGCTAATTGCACAAGAAAAAGGTTTAGGTTTAGCGCCGTTTATGTTTAGTGTAAGTCCTGAAAACAAGTTTATGATGCGAACAGCATCAGTGTCTTGTGTATCAAAAACACAAGACGAAATAAGCAAACAATATGTTGCAACAACAACAGGTATTGCAATATAATGAGTGTGGCCATACATAGAGACACTGACGGAAGAGCTTGTGGTGCAACTACGACTGTTACAGGACAGTCCAACGTGTATGCAAATAATTTGTTAGTCTCTGTAGATGGAGATCCAAACACACACGGCGGCGGCGAACTTATTGCCGCAAATAATAAAGTTTATGTAAACAATAAACTTGTGGTCAACAATACACCTGAAAGTGCAAATCCGGACAATTTATGTGTGCCATTAGGTGGTGCTCATTGTGCTCCTGTTACAGCAGGCGGATCTGGAAATGTATTTGTTGGCGATTAATGGTTGACAAACTGAAAAAAATTTCGTATAATATATTAACAAAGGAGAATAACATGAATGTACATGAACAAATCGTACAAGCCTTCAATAACTATTTGACTGAACAAGAGTCATTTGAAACAAAAGGTGTAAAGGCTGCAGCAACTAGAGCTAGAAAAGCACTAGGTGATCTAGGTAAACTTACCAAAGAACGCAGAAAAGAAGTACAAGACAAAAAGAACGCGATGTAATGAGCGGACAACGGCGCTGGCTTAAATTATGGGCTAGGACTGTTGGTATGCCTATAGGCATAACAGACGACGATAAGCCAGAGTTCCTACCTATATCACAAGATGATGTAAAACGAGCTCTGGCTTTTCGCACCTTTTGGATTGTGTTACATGTGTTAACATGTTTCATGATCATAGCAGGTAATGGAAGAACATTAGGACTTTGGTAAATGATGTGGATTGATTACACTATTGAACAATTTGGCGACAACTTTACAGTTAAAGGAGAGTGGCCAGGTGAAGTAATGGGATTAAGAAAAGATGGCACCTACAAAGGTAGTCATCTTTATAAGCCTGGCGATGTCTTTGTAGTGCAACCAAACGGCATTCTTAAAAAGACAGACGATCTTTATGCTCTAATGATGAAATACGAACAAAGCAAATTAGATGTAGAAAAAGGTTGACAACTACCTTAAAAGACTGTATAAATATATACGTAACGTTGAAGCAATTTGACGACTGGACAGGACCCGGGGGCGGTACCCGGCGGCTCCACCATAAACACACTGGACGATGTTTGTATCAAGACCGTCTGTGGAACAATACAATCCCAGTGTGTTTATGATGGGGCCGAAATAGGATCGACTGACTGGATAGAAGAGTGGAGTTACCCGGATCTAAGCACGGTTATCGCGAAGAAAATTGATAATTGCAAACGCAAATTTCAAACCTGAAGCGTTTACATCTTTAGACATGTCTATGGATAGTGAACTACTTGCAGCCTAGGCTGTAAACTTCGCGGTATGGTTCCACCGGGCAACAGGACGGGCCACTTAATCACTTTGTAGTTAACTACAAAGCGTAGGAGATAAATATTTCGCTGGGGGACAAGCCTTTGGCGTTTTTTTATATCGATATAAAAATAAAAAATTAAAGGAAATAAAACAAATGAAGAAGACTTTAATAACCGCCGCTTTAGTGGCGATGTTAGGGACATCTGTTATGGCAGATGACTTTGATAATACTGCTATAAAGATGACAGCAGTAACAGACAACTATTCAGTTAGTGTTAAATCACCTAAAACTGGCGCAACAGAATTTGCAATAGGCACTGAAGTAGCATCACTAGACACAACTGTAACATGGAAGCGTAACGGAGACGTAGATAATTACTCAGTAAAAGCTGATAAGTCTATGGACCTTGGACTAACTCCATTATATGCAGGAGCTTCAGCTAAATTTAGTTTTGGCGACAGTTTTACATCAGACACACGTACAATGGATCTTTCACCGTACGTTGGTGTAGCACATGCTATGGGTAAGTTAACACCATTTGCAGAAGTAGGTTATGCATGGCAATCAACACAAAAAGATATCTTAGATATCGATCGTAATTCGTCTTACGTAGAAGTAGGTGCATCATATGCCCTATCAGAAAAAGTATCAGCAAAAGTCGTTATTACAGAAGCACGTGATGTAGATTTTGCTAATCCAGGCGATAGAAATGCTGAAGTAGGACTTACATTTAAGTTCTAACTTTCGCTAACAATTATAAATTAAAAAGGCTCCTTAGGGGGCCTTTTTTTATGACTAGATTTCAATAAATACTCGTATAACCAAGGAGGGTTATGAAATTACATAAAACTTTTGAAGCACACATAACACAGCCAAAAAAGACAAGTCAAGGAAACAATCACAGTAGAACAAAGTTTAGTTCTATGAACAAGAGTAAGAAGCGAAGTTATAAGAAGTATAGAGGACAAGGAAAATAAAAATGGCAGAAGATAACACAGGAAAAATGGAAGTATCATTGCGTATACTAGGAAACGAGCTAGTAGGCATTAAGATGGTAGTAGATGACTTTAAAGTTAAATGGTTAGTCTACGGAGTAATCACTTTGGTAGCATTAGGTTGGGCCGCAAGCAGTTTTGGTCCTGCGTTGTTTGATATGGTTGGCGACAATGTTCAGTAAGCAATGCAAGTTACATTTAGAATCAGTTAACCAAAAACCTTTAGAGCATATGGCAGTAGCATTGAAAACAGCAGTAAAGTTACAACTGTTAGTGCCTGCTCTAATAATACACAGTATTGCACCAAGGTTTTTTAGTAACACAGCAACCACGGTGATGAAAGATATACTAGATACAAGGAAAATAATATGAATATGAAATTCGGAATAGGTGTAGTTGTTGCAATAGTTATGCAGGTGAGTGCGTTTGTATGGTGGACAGCACAGCAAGCACAAACAATTGAACTACTGAAAACAGAAGTAAGCGAACTTACCAGCAAGATGGCTGTAGAAGATGAAGTCAACATGGCACGAGACATTGAAGACATGAAAAAAATGTTACAAGAAAACAGTGTATGGTTAACAGAACTGTCTACTGATGTTGATGACTTGATTGATTTTGCAGAATTTACAGAAAACAAATGGGCAGGATCATACGATGAAGATCCTGGATACGACAGACTATTTGGTAAGAAGCCAGCAAAGGAATAGTTATGTTTAGTTTTGACGTAGAGAATATAACCAAAGGCGTAGGTGTAATAACAGCAACACTGGCAATGCTAGGTGGCGGGTATACTCTATGGGATAAACTTGAAAGCAAAGATATTCTTACTTGGGCACCAGAACACTTTGAAATAAGTGATGGTCCAAGAGACGGAACATTTGATGTTATCGTTGCTCGTGAAAAACACAGAGATGATTGCAGTGTTGAAGGGTTTACGCTTGAAGTCAAGGACAGCAAGTATATGGTTCATACAGTAACTCCAGGCTTGACCAAGTTCTCAGGACCTGCCAGCGACAAGATTGATAA